ATGCAGTTATACCTAAGGTTGTGATGCCACAGCCTGCAGTAACTGATCCTCTGGGTCAGTCTGGTTCAGTGGGTTGGAAAAGCTGGTATGCTTGCCAAATCCTGAATGAAGACTGGATCTATAGGGTTGAGTGTGCATGTTCTACTTTAGCTTAAGAGTATGAATGTCTAAAGGGTTTCAGGGGTGGGAACCACCTGCCCCTGTTTCTGAGCAGTTATTTGAAAGTTCTATTATGGAGATTACACCTAGTAGTCTCACTAATGAAGAACTTGTTATAACGAATGCTCGTTTTGATCATCGTCTTTATCCAAAGGCACTGCCGGAGAGGATCTCTGTTGTTATGACAGAACCATTCCTGGGCATAGATGCAAAGATATGTGTTGGCAGGGTTAATCAGGCTAAAGAAGATGAGTTATATTTAAACTGGACTAAGCTGCCGGATGTCCCTTATTCCTTTCAGCAAAAGCCAGAGTCTATTTTTATTCCACCGGACGAATCAAATCATGTAATTCGTCTAAGTTTCAGGCTGCGTGGGGGAGATCCTCCTAAGTCTGGACGAATTCTTTTCTTTATAAAACACAGGTTAATATGGCAATAGCAGGCGGAATGATCCCAGCAGGTGAGTATGGTGATACACTTAATAATCCAATGTATGACTCAGGTCGTAGGAAGACAGTATCAGTGCATCATCAATTTGGGCAGGATATTTCTCAAGAAGTTGGGAAAGATATGCAAGTTCCTGAAGGGTGGGGTTGTGTAGTTATTGGATTTGGTGACGATCCATCACAGATGGGGCCAGTAACAGTAACACATAATGATTGGGTGCTAAGGTTCCCAAGAAATTCTAGGCGTGCAATTCCTCCTGGGCATTTTGATATACTAATGAATTGTGTAGAAAGACGTTATATCCAACCGAGTGAGGGTGCACCTCTTACAGGATATGATGCAAACAGATATAGTGTTCAGGTTCTTAAATTTCCAGAAGCATCTACTCTTAATCAGGAGCAGATACAGTCTGATATGCATGAGGTAGAAGTTGCATGATTGAGTTACTCGATATTAGATCACGAGTAGTAACTATTCTGCAGGATGCTGGCTTTATAAGATGGACGAAGACTGAGTTAAATAATTATATTCATGACTCCTTGCTTGATCTTGTTAGGGCAATAAGATTACCTGTAGCAGAAGCAAGTGTTACTATTGGCCCTGCTACATATCTAATTCCTCTTCCAACTGGATTAATGGATATAAGTGGTGGGTCTATAACAGGTCGGGAGTTACCTGTAGTTACTACATCAGAGATGAAAAGATTACACTCTGAAGGTGGTTTGCCCCTTATAATTAAAGATGGAGAGTATTCTATTACTCAGATATTCGGTAATTCTTTATGGTCATCTGTTGAAGATTGGAAGGCCACTTCTGGTAAGACACAAGCTTTAGTCTTAGATCAGAGGTCATCAGAGACAATAAGAGTATGGCCTATTCCATCAGAGGATTTAACCTTGTTGCTTTCTGGAACATTGAGGCCAACAAGGATGAGTGATGAAGTACCTTATGTTTATAATGATGTTAGTGATCCAGATAATGTGGTGTCCAGGAACATAGTAACTCCACTTAATGGCTGGGTTGCAGGAACTGCTCTTACGGATGATTCTGGTCAATCTTTAATATATGATGAAATAGATCAGACATTATTTTTAGATGAAGCTAATCTTTACTCTTTAGATAGTGCTAATTATAAAACTACCTGTGCTATTGATGCAGTATGGGTTGATGCTTTAACATTTGGTACATTGGAAAGAGCATATCTTAAAGAGCATGATTTAAGGAATGTAGAAAAAAGTGAGTACTTTAGGAATAAGAAGATGGGAATGATCGCAGATGCTGATAGAGTCGAACCTTTAAATCCAGCAAGTATAACAGGCGGGGTTAATTTTAACAGATTGGTTGTGAGGAGATAATGGGTGTAGCTATTAAATTTAGGAAAGGTACTGCCGATGAACATGTTAGTTTTAATGGAGCAGAAGCAGAAGTTACTGTCCAAACAAATACGTCAACGAATCCTTGGAGTCTTCGTGTACATGATGGCTCTGGTGATGAGGGTTATTGGATTCCTGCAACAACAGATATAGCTACTCTTGAAAATAAAACATTAAAAAATGTAGTTCTTGAAGGAACAGTTAAAGATACTTCAGGCAATCTTCTTGGGACTATATCAAATGGTAAGATTGTATCAGCAACAGGTGCTCTTACGTTAGATGCACCTTCTATAATAGATCAGGGCACTACAAAAGCTTTGGAAACAATGATTGCTCGTGTAGCAAGAAAAAATCAAATGATATTGGGAGATTAATATGGCTGAAAGGTATATGCGTTATGTGTCAGAAGTTACTGCTGGTGCAACAGTACAGGTTTACGAAGCTCCAAATGATGGAGCTAGTGGTGCTGCAGATTCTGTCATAATAGGATTGCTTGTAGCAAGCACATCAGTAACTTCCGGAGAATTAACAGTTGAGATTATAGACTATGCTACAAGAGGGACTGGGTTAACCCAAAAAACATATAGACTTGCACATACGATACCACTTCCAGCAGACACATCAGTAGATCTTATCCCTGGTAAATTGGTGTTGCAACATGCAGGTAATAATGAAGGTACTCCAGTACTTACAGGAGATAGAATAAGTGTGACATCAACACAAAGTTGTGATGTAACTGTTTCGGTAATAGAGAGAGTCTAATGTCAAAGAGTCCAGTATATATAGGTGCAGGAAGTAATGAATTAGCTGTACAGGCTGCATTAAATTTGATTCAAGATGGGATAGATAGTGCATCTTATCTTGTAACAATAGCAGATTGGGTTCACGCAGATGGAACTACTGTGGCTGGTACTGCTTTTTATTCTGCAAAGGAATATGCTCAAGGAACTGCAGCCTCAACTGGTGGTTCATCCAAGTCATGGTCACAAGATACTGACGGTGTTAATGGTGCAGAAGTAAATGATCGTTCTGCAAAGGCATGGTCACAGGGTGCATCAATGACAGGAGCCACACTAGGTGGTTCTTCAAAGGACTGGGCACAGAAGGTTGATGGTGCTGTAAATACTACATTCAGTGCAAAAGAGTATGCTCATGGCACTACAGCTTCTACTGGTGGTTCAGCTAAAGATTATGCACAGAAAGTTGATGGAGGAGTCTCAGGTGCAACTTCAGATCATTCATCAAAAGCATGGGCAGTAGGTGGCACTGGTGTAACAGATACCGCAAGTAAGGGGGCAGCAAAAGAATGGGCCACAGGAACAGGTAGAATTGATGATCAGAGTACTGGAGGGTATTCTGCAAAGGAACATGCTACTGGGACTACAGTTGCAGAGGGATCAGCAAAAGAATGGGCTACAAATGTAGGTAGTGCAGAGGTTGCCACAAGTGCAGGATATTCCTCAAAGGCATATGCACAGAATACGGCTAATAATATTGGCTCGTCAATTGATTGGGCTACAAAAACTTCAGCTCAAGTAGCATCTACTGATTACTCATCCAAGGAATGGGCAGCAGGGCAACTTGCAGCAAATACTTCTGGATCAGCAAAGCAATGGTCTATTGGAGGAGGAGCATTTGTAGAAGGTACGGCAGTAGAGGGGAGTAATTATTCTGCAAAGAAGTATGCAAGCAATGCTGCTGCTTCAGCATTACTCGCAGAAGGTTATGTAGATACATTTGATGATAAGTATTTAGGTTCACACACAACTGCTGTTAGGGAGGCAGGAGCAAACGTAGGACTTGACAATGATGGTGATGCCTTAGATGACGGAGCATTATATTATGATACTACATTAGAAGTAATGAAAGTATGGGATGATACTGGTTCCGCATGGAAGCAACTTGTTCCAACTTCTAGTGAACAAACTAATATTGATTTAGTAGTTGCAAACCCATTAGCAACAAACATTGGGTTGGTAGCAGCAATAGATGACAAGGTAACTGAGGTTGCAGCAATAGATGATAAGGTAACAACTGTTGCTAATATAACAGCAGGTGATATTAGTAAGGTAGCAACAGTAGATGGGGAAGTAGTCCTTGTAGCAGCAGTAGATGGTGAAATTGTATTGCTTGGCACAGCTAATATGACAGATCCAAGTACAGGTCACTTGGC